GGAGACGCCCTGTTCACGGACGCCTGCCAGGGCACGGGAAAAGGTGCCTTCCTCTATATCACGGGACAGCCACTCCTCGGTCTGGAACATCCAGCGGGGCAGTTGGGGAATCTCCATACGCCAGACGTCGCCCCGGTCCTGCATCTCCACGATGTCACCCTGATCGAGCTGGTCACGGAGTTCCTCTGCGCCCATACGGGTGCCGATGGGGTTGAAACTGGCGTCCATGAGGGCGTTGTGGCGACCACTGACAGCCTGGGCCTGGGCACGGATGTCCGATAGTACGGAGTCTAGTATGCCGACGGCCAGGTTGGATGGGTCGATGCGGTCGGAGTCAGTGGGCTCCTGACCGAAGCCTGCGTAGGCATGGGCGTAGGGTACGAATCCCCAGGTGTTCTTTTCAGTGAAGAGCATGCGCTTGTGGCTGTGGTACTCCCGTCCGGTACTGGCGACGTAGCCAGCGACGGCCATGGCATGCCAGCACTCGGTCCAGTACTCGTCTACCAGGATCATCTCGAAGGGGCGGTTGTTGCGTACCTCCCAGACGTCCACGGGGCGGCCACGCTTCTGGCGGGCCATGGTTAGCTCATGGAGGTCCTGAGAGAACCGGCGGGCATGGCGTATGGCTATGCGGGGGCGCTTCTCCCAGGGATCGAGTAGGATGCGGGCCGGGTGGGGAGCACGAGTGCGGAAGGGCATGGCCGTCTTCCGGTAGTGCTCGAAAAGGCGCATGTTGGCCCGGAAGTCCTCCTCGGAGTCCCCGTTGCGGGAGGGCTCGTCGGCACGGCGCTGGAGCACGTTTGAGTCCAGGCCCAGCTCGTGGACGGCGTAGCCCAGGTGGACGAGGTTCTTGCCCTCCTGCTTCCATGTAAGGGCCGGTTCGAGCAGGGCGGCTTCGTCCAGTATGGCCTTGATGCCCTCCTCCACACGGTCTGCGTTGGAGCGGGACTCCTCGGACTGGCGCACGGGAAAGCGGTGGGGCGTGGGCTCGGAGGCCAGTTGGTGGTCTACGGCGCTGTCCACTACGGATGTGGGGCGGGCCGGTTTGAGCCAGCCTGGGCGGTTGTGTGACTCGGAGCCGTCCCATACGGAATAGGTGCGGAAGTAGTACGAGTCATACTGCTCCCACTTTCGGTGGGCGGCGGTCCACACCTCCTTGAGATGGGAGCGGTACATATCTATGGAATTGGCGTCGGGCTCGTCTTCGAATCCTTTAAAAGGCATCTCTTAACTCCAACGGGACCAGCTACGGCGTCGGCGCTGTGTGGGATCACGGCGTCGGCCCCGTTCTGAGGCTGAGGGTCGGGCGAACTGGCGCATCTGCCAGGCTATGCCCACGGCCATGGGATAGTCGTCATGCGCTCCCTGCTGGGCCTCGATGCGGCCCCGCTTTTCCGGATTACGGATCACGTTGAAGAACTGGGAAAGTCCTTCCATATTAGGAATTGTGATGGACCGGGAGTGGATGGCCTCTATGAGGTCTCCCCATAGGATGTAGCGGGAGCCCCCGGACATACCGGCGGTGTCGTAGGTGTGCCAGCCTGGGTGGTCGGCGTCCCGGTGATATAGGCGTCGGTAGCGGAGCTCCTGGGCCATGGTGATGGTCAGGATGCCCCAGTCGTTGTCCTCGATGGCCCATATGGGGGCGTCGTAGCGGTTGAGCAGGTCCACGGAGGCCACGGCAAGCTCAGTGGGGTTGAGGACCTGGGAGCAGATGTCGGCGGCGATGTAGCCTGTGACGGCGTCCAGTATGACCGTGACGGCGAAGTCCCTGCCGGTGCCGTGGGACGTGTCGGTGCCAGCGGCGTAGCGCTTGCCAGGTTGGAAGGGCTGGTAGATGTTGGCCTGTACGCCGTTGCCCAGGGTCGTGCGCTCCACGGGCTCACGGGTGTCCTGGCGCATGAGCGTGAGTGTGTCCAGATCGAAGGCAGCTAGAGCACGGGCGGGGGCAAAGGCCTCCTCCTCCGTCTCGGGGTGCTCCTTCTGGAACAGGGCCTGGTCGGGATACTGGGCCTTGCGCTCGTCGTACCACTCCTGGTCCCTGTTGGGCCGGGAGCGCCAGCCGAAGAACAGGCGCTGGAAGCCGTTGACCGGCGAGTTCTGGTAGAGCTGCTGGAAGAGGGACGCCATGTGGTACGGGTTGACGGTGGAGGTCATTATGAGCTGGCCGTCGTTGTCGTCCAGGCCTGGCTTGACGGAGTTGTAGCAGGCGTCGAGGTATTCGTGGAAGTCGGCCTCGTCGATGACTACGAGCGTGGGGTTGAGGCCACGTCCGGCGGCTTCGGTGGAGGGCATGGTGATGATGCGGGAGCCCGAGGCGAAGGTGAGTTGCTCCCGGTTGTCGGGCTGGGCCAGGGGCTTCTGGAGCTCGGGAGGGAGCGATTCGTAGGTGGCACGGGACTTGGACAGGAACTCCCAGGCGTCCCGCTCACCCTTGGAGAAGACGAGGGCCAGGGCGTTGGGCGTGTATGAGGCATGATGCAGGACGTAGGCCGAGAGGATGGTGGTGATGCCGATCTGGCGGGATTTGGCCCAGATGACCATGCGGCTGTCGGCCATGGTCCCGATGGCGTCGTGGAGATGGGGCCAGATGTCCAGGGGCACCATACCCGTGCCAGGCTCGATGATCTGGATGTATGGCAAAAATTTCTGGAAGCTGCGCCTTGCCATCTCGAATCTGGCCAGGGTGCCCGCCTGTTGGATTTCCTGTGTTGTGGGAGTGGTCATTTTGTGCCTATCTTGAGCCTAGTGAAAATAATTTGGGGTTTCTGGCGCTGAGTGCCCAACCACACGGAGGAATCCCCCCCGGCCTATGGTACCGCCTGGATGGGGGTCTGTCGGCGAAATGGCCACAGTGGCCAGCCTCACAGGCTCACAGGCTCGGCCACAGGCTCGGAAATGTGGCCAGGCGGTAGCGCTGCCTGTGCCTGGCCAGGCTCGGCCATGGCTGGCAGGCTGTCGCTATGCCTGGCCAGCGCTTCAAGTTGGTCCATCGACAGCCGAGCGTAGTGCTCGACGCCTACGCTGCCACTGTGCTCGACACGGTCCACGAGTAGCCCACAGGCACGGCCAATAAGCTCTAAGGCTCGGATACTGGCACTATGCTGGCCAGCCTGGCTTGCTGCCTGGCTACGCTGCCAGAGCACGCCCACAAACTTGGCTCGTGTCCAGCTTGTGGCGCTGGCTGTGTCTGCCTTGAGGCTGTCGATCTTGGTGGCGATATGGGGCAAACGGAGTAGCTTATTGGCGCTTGAGCTTATGGTAGTAGGCTTGCCGTCTCGGTAGGCTTGACGGTAGGCGTCGATGGCTGTGTGGCCACTGGCTATGAACCCGCAAAATGCCTCTTGCTTGGCTGTCAACATAGCTGGAAGCTACCACAGCCAGCCAGGCTTTGGATACGCTAAAAAACAAACTCTACGCCTGGCCAGACCAAAAAAGTGCTTACCAGGTAAACACGTTAGAACACTTGTGCTAATGGCTTTGGTCCAAAATGGCACCCATCTATTGCCAGCCTGGCCGATGTCCCACGCCTGGCACTGGCAATCTGGCCGAAAATAGAACAAAGTATCTAAAAATCCACGCCTGAGGGAAACTTGACTCGGATGATAATCCCCTTAAAATGGTGCCCACAGGCACCAACAAAAACAATCTTCGGAGGGACACACATGGGACGCTACACAGACAGGCAGCAGCTAACCCGGTTCGCACTGGAAGCACTCCGCAATCCTGGCCAGACGTTGCCAGCCATGCCAGAGGGATTCAAGGTCAGACAGCCAAACGGCAAGGTCTCAACATGGGAAAGGGAATACCGCAAATTCGAGCGCTTTATTGAGACTGGCCAGCCACAATGGAAGATATTTGCAAAAGGCAATGGGAAGCTCCCGTTTTTCGCATGGTCAGTACTGCCAGGCTTTACATGTCCCGGCGCTGGTGAATGTCTGGTAATTGCTAAGGTCTCGGAGGATCAAGCCGGTCCCAAGATGATTAATGGCTGGTGCTACAGCTTCAAGGCATGGCGCTACGCTGCCCCGTTTTTCCGACAGCTTCAGAATACCATCCTGCTACGCTCACAGGCTGGCCGGGAGCATATGGTCCGAGCCTGGCAAGCGCTGCCAGCTAACGTAGACTTCAGACTGCTAGTTGACGGCGATATCACAGACCTTGAAGAAATGCGTTTCTACTGGCAATTGCTCGAAATGAGGCCGGATGTCAGAGTCTACGGATACTCCAAGTCTTGGCCAGTATTCCTAGCGTGGGACAAGCTCGGGCGATCCTTCCCTGCCAACTACTTGCTCAATCTATCCAGTGGCAGCAAGTACGGTCCCAACATGGAAGCTAAGATGCGGGAGCTTGTGAACGTGGATGGTCTGCCAATAGTGCGGGACCGGTTCCTAGCTTTGCCAGTCTCCCATAAGATGCCAGACCACAAGCTGCCAGAGTTCCAGCTATGGGCAGCAGAGTTACGAGCCACAGCCAAAGCGCAAGGCCTCGGCA